AACAGGATTCTTTTGGCCTTCTTTATAAATTACAAAATGAAAAAATTAATGTTAAAAAATAATTTTCTTATTTTGGGTTATAAAGTAGTGAGTTGATTAATTGAATGTGAAAACAAACAATTAATAGTGGCTCTGCCTAAGTTACAATCAATGATAGAAAAGTTAGACTTAATAGGTAAGTCAAGAGGTCAACCCTTTCTTATTTCATATATGAAAGAAGTAAGGATGATCTTCTTAGCTTACTTATCTGGGAAACCAGTTAAGTCAACTCTTGTATCATGTACTGTAAAGGGGTTACCAAAAATCTTGGCGTTCTACAACGAATATAATAATAGATCAGAATCTTTCCGATTATTTTTAATCCGATTGATTCTAACTATATTATATTCTAGTAGAAGCCTTAATCTAGGAAGAAATCCAGACATTACTTCTATCATTCAAACCCAACAGAAAGTTGGTGTGTTGCCTGATATGAGATTAATGGTGGATTCTTTCTGAAAAGATTTAGGTTTCCCAAATCCCGCAGAAAGCATACCTAAAAGACTATTATTTAATAGATTTCATTTGACAACAAAGAGTGGCCCTTCTAAAGGAGGGAATGCTCTTTGAACATCAATGCTTGATCTTTTCTGTTTACCCCGAGGGGTTATAGATAATATCAAAATCATTGGTGGTCCAAAGCTATCTAAGATAATAGATCTTTTATTAACTTCTAAAGATATTCTTAACCAACTCCCCATTTTAATGGGAGTCGGTGAAAGGTATCGGAAGTTAATATGGTTTCCAGATAAAGAGTTAAAGACTCGTATTATTGCAATTTTAGATTACTGGTCACAGACCAGTCTTCGACAATTACATTCATACTTGTTTTCAATTCTGAAAAGGATTCCACAGGATATGACTTTCGACCAAGGTGCCTTTCAAAAAATAATCGCAAATCAAGAGATTTACTATTCAGTAGATCTCTCTAATGCAACAGATAGATTTCCAATGGAAACTATTGTATTATTATTGAAAGGTAGACTCCCACATTATTACGTGGAAGCCTGGAGATCAGTAATGGTAGACTCCCCATTTGATTACTACGGTAAGATGATTTCTTACTCTGTAGGTAATCCAATGGGAGCTTACTCATCATGAGCCTCCTTCAGCTTGGCGCATCATTTTATTATTTATTATTGTTGTACTCGCTTAAATATAGATTGGAAAGAACTTCCATATGTATTATTAGGCGATGACTTAGTAATTTGTAATAAAAAAGTTGCGGAGTTATATATGATAACAATAAAGGAATTAGGAATGGATTACTCTGTTCCTAAGACCCATATTTCTTCTCATTTATTTGAATTTGCTAAACGCTTATTCTTAAATGGGCATGAAATCAGTCCCTTTCCTATTTCTGCTTTAAATGAATCTGGAAAAAAGTATTATGCTTTTTCCGATCTTCTTTTAGAACAGAGTAAGAGAGGTTTCTCTTTTGTTAACGATATCCAAGGTGCTGTATCATTATATTATGGTATGGTTAAGTCGTTACCGTCAAGATTAAAATTGACGTTATCAACTAAATCATACTTCACTAGTTTAATACTGCAAAGTATTAATGGTACCCTTCCGATTAACGATAGTTTTAACACTATTGCTACTTCATTAGGCCTACCAATGAATCCACCACTAACTTCAAAAGAATGCAATAGCATTCTTGAGAATATAGCGGTTGAATCATACAGTGAATCTAATCCGTTATCCAATATAAAGTCTAGAAGACCTTGTATTGGCTTAGGTAATTTAGCTATTAATTTAGTTACATTACTAACGGATGAGACATTATGTCCTGATACTGAGCGCGGTTTTGAGTTAATCACTTCTCTACCAATTCTAGGAGTTTATTCTGGAATTGAAGAAAAGTTTTTAACCCTAAGTACAAAAGCACTTGAATTTAAGGATTGACCCATAATTCTTAGAACTATGGCCCTTCCTTGGGATGATAAGATTTTTGTTGAAAGATCTTCTCATCTTATTACAAGAGCTTCTGCTACAATCATATCTCAATTAAAAAATAGATTTGAAATATTCAAGGTTTATCCTCAATTAAGAGAGTAAATTAGATTACTTCGATCTATTTTTTAGATATATTGACAGTATTGTATTTTAACTTTTCATGCGGACTAGGCAGTGCGACTCGGGTTCAGGCGCCATCGCATAGCAGAAAATATTACCTGGAATAAGCATGTAGTC